AGTCCCAGAACAAAAGCCCAACACATCATCAGAAAACAACAAGATATTTCGCTAGCTTGAAAAGTCTGGTTGTGTTTCTGATGGAATGGCTCTGAAAAGCCATCCGCCTTCTTTCTGCTCTTTGTGATCAATCTTCCACCATCTGTATTCATCATATGGAACCTTGTCATACGAATCGGTTGATGCGTTATGAACCTCATAAGCAAAAGGATATATTATTGACTTTTCTGTAATTTGGCTGTTTGGGTCACTAGTCCAGAATTCTATGCTAAAGTCAGTTGATTCAATCATAATTGAAGGAAACACAATCTTATTGCCGTATTTGACTCTTGTCCAAGAATCCCCGTAAAGATCGTCTGTCTTGTGTTCTATTTTGGCAGGAAGACAATAGGACAAAACTTTGTACTTTATGTAGGGCAAGTCAAAAGTGCGCTCGTCCCCTTCGGATTTAGAATCAGAAACGACATCTTTTTCAATTTCAATTTCAGGTTCTTTGGGGGGAATTATCGGTTCTGGTCTGAGTTCTTTGGAGGGAATTGTTGGTTCTGGTTTGAGTTCTGCCTTTGGTTTTTTGACTGTGGTTGCTACGCGGCTAATTTTCATCGTTATGTCATCCCATGAAAAATTATGGAAGATCATATTGTTAGAATCAAATTCTTGTTGGGTTTTAACAAGAGGATTTGGCCCTTCTAGCACGTATACTGTTCCGTCTTTCTTTATTAGCGTCATTTTTAATTTCTGCGAGGTATATAGCTATGATAGAAAGCGAGGTAAAAAATGACGCTAGTTGTTCCAGATTCCGGCGAAGTAAGACTTCTAAAGTACATTGTAAACAATTCAACTCCAACAAATCTTGTGTTGCATTTGTACAAAAACAATATTGATCTAACATCAGAAACTTTCAGTACTGGAAGTTTCACAGAGGCATCGGCATCAGGTTATGCCGCCGTAACGCTCACAGGATCAAACTGGAGCGCAGCAACAACAGGCGGAATTTCTGCTGCTGTTTATAATACTGGAATAACGTTTAGTTTTTCGGTCGGACAAGATGTGTATGGATATTACGTAACAAACACTTCTAATGAAATTATGTGGGCAGAAGAATTTCCCGGAGCTCCATTTAGCTTGCCTACTGGTGGTGGCGAAGTAGCGATACGCCCACAAGTTCAATTGAATTAATTGAATCAATATATAGTTTAGGAGGAACTTCATTGCTTAAAAACCCCGATGGAACACCGTACTCTCCAACAGGAAGCTTGGAGCAATTTGACCCAGACAATCCCGAGCGTTGCTTGTGGAATGATTGGGATGCTGAGATCTTGAGGATATATGGATCACCCGTATTCTACTACGAGGTTTTCATACAAACTGGATCTCTAGACAAGCTTTATAGAGAAGACCGAGGCAAGCTATGGTCAAATAATCCAATAACTCTGTACGCTAGTTATGAACCAGTGGTGGGACAAAACTATCAAAGCACTTTTGGCATAGACTCGCCAGATGAGGTAATATTTGACATGAACTATCGGGATGTGATGAAAAGAATTGGTCATCCTCCAAAAATAGGATCAAGAATACACAGTCCACATAGAAAAGAAGACTGGGTCATCCTACAGAGAAACGTTGGAGAGACAATGCTTTGGAGTCAAATTAGAATGCAAATACTTTGTCAGAGATTCCAAGAAAGCGTCACGACAGGCGAGGGCAAGGTTACTCAAAAGAAACCGGACTTTGATTTGAATGATTTGAATCAGAGAGGCTGATTTCGTTCCAGCCAAGGTAAATGTTATCAACTTTGTGAACGTCCCAAAAGACAAATTTTGGAATAGTTGGCTTGCGAAGATGTGGTCTTATCTCAAGTATTTTAGCCATTCTTCTTGTTTTTGATCGCTTGATAGGGAAATAATTCATTTTTTAGCTCGGAAAAGTTTCTTTGGTATTCTAGTCTTGATGGGCTCATCATTTTTCAAAGAAACTTTTTCATTAATGGTTTTATCCATATTTCCATATCCTCCTTTTGCATAAGAAGAAGAAAGGACTTTATATTTGTCATCAAACTTCAAGCATTTGTGATCTTTCCAAGAATGATTTGATATCTTATCTCCATGTTCGCTTATTTTTCTATCTCTACTCTCTCTCTGAATTCTTTCTTCGTCTGTAAAAGGCACAAACTCAACGTTATTTTTTTGAGGAACAAACAAGACTTGTCCATAAGGCTCTCCCTCTCGGAATATATGAGTCTCACCTTCTCTTGGAGCTTTGAACACAACAAAAAATATTCTTGACCACCATCTTTGTATGTGTCCGGCAAGCATACAAGGAACGGTTCCTGTGTCGTCTGTGTAGAAACGGGGATGAGGCTCTGTTCTAATCACATAACCATCAGGAGGCTCCATATCCAAAGAGCTAGACATGCCATAATGTCCCGGCGCAAAACTCATCATGGGAGGAGTTTTTTTCTTGGACTCATCGCCAGTTATGTGGTTATTTTGTTCATTGAGCATCCAATCTTCTGCTGAGAAGTCTCCTTCAAAAACAAGCTCTCCTCTTATTCTGCTAACTCTGCACTCGCTTTTAAATGGATAGATGAGTTCGTGTCCATACGTACTGCCATCTACAAATGGAGGACAGTGCCACGGCTGAGGAATTGCTCCATCACTGTGGTTTTTGTCCATTCCGGCCCAACCGGGAATTTGTAGTTTTATTGGGCTTGGAGGAATTCCTCTGTACCACGTTCTGTATTTGACTATCATGTTGCTAAATAATACCAAGGAAAACTAATGAATGTCAATCCTGGAAATCATCAAGATAAAAGCCTAAACGACTGTCGGCCGAACAGTCCAGTTGAAAATAGTAGAAAAAAAGACAAAGCTTCCGATGCATGTCCGGGGCCGGATGGGGGAGGTCTCAATTGGCTTGAGGGAAAAGCCAGTCAAAAAATTGGAATAGGCGAAGATGCCCAATGTGACCCCATGCAGAGCGGACAGATAGTAGAGGACATGAACAATCCCGAACGTCGCGTCCTCTATAGATATTCAAAAAGTCTCAGAGGATGCGATGAGGCCATGGTAGATTTGTTTTCAAATGTAGTCGTTATAGACGAAGATGGAAAGGCGCATAGAGTACCCATAGTATGGGGAACTCAGGAAAGAGCTGTGGCTTGGATTCTACAAGACAATACTCGCAAAGATGGAAGCTTGGTGGTGGACAGACTTAGATTGCCCATGATGGCAATTTATTCATCTGGGATTGAGTTTGACACAACAAGATACACATATCACAAAGCCCTAGATTATATGCGTAGGCTTGACCCTAAAGGAAGACCGGGACTTCATACAAAAGAGAAACACGAGAGAGACACAGTTTTTGGCGTTGCAAGGGGAATACCAGTAAATAAGACATATACCTTAACGGCTTGGACAATGTATATGGAGGATATTGATCAGATTCTTGAGCAGATCATGTTAAAATTTTCTCCAGTTGCATACATACGAGTCAGAGGAGTTAATTGGGAGACTACGGTCTCTTTGGACTCCATAGCAAACAATGTGGATTATGAGCCGGGGGATCAAAATCAGCGAATCATCAAGTTTGAATTTAATTTGACAACTCGCGCATATATACCACAGCCAATGGTTCGTAATAAGTCGGTACTCGGCACTAAAGTTGATTTTTACAACAGTGTTGACGAAAAGAAAATTACGGATGTTTTGGGACGATTAGAAGAAGGTGTTGAAGACATAGAAAGGCAAACGGAATGATTGAGATAAAAAACAAAACAAGAGGTCCAGTTCAAATACTCATAAGATCACGTAAGTCTCCAAAGAGTTTTACAACACTAAATGTGCCGGGCATTGGGTCTGGCAAGAATATTTATATGCTAGAGGATGAAAGAAATACAGAATACGTTGGAAGAGCCGAAAAAATGGGCTTAATTTCAACAAGGCACCTAACCAAGAAAGATTTGAACAAGGGAGAATAACGTCATGGCAATCCTAAGGAGCTTTCCGCCCTCCAACCTAATTTCACCATCAGTTCGTATTACAGAGAAAGACTTGAGCTTCATCGCTCCAGAGCAATCTTTCCATCGTGCTGGCTTGGTGGGTTTTGCGAGCAAGGGTCCGATCAATATTCCGACCGTAATAAGGTCAAGAAGGCAGCTTAACACTGTGTTTGGATACCCACACCCTGAGTCTGGCGATCCTTACCTCATATATGCAGCCGAACAATACTTGCTTGTAGCAAGCGAGCTTTACGTAGTTCGCGTAGCCGATACAGACGCAGTAAGTTGGGAAAGAGCTCGCACGGCCGAGGTTTCTCTGCCTTCTGCTGGTGGTGCCGTCGTAATGATGTCAGCGACCCCGGGGCCCTACAACCTTGATAATGACATGTATTTTCGTTGGAGACTAAATGGAGTACTTTCTTCAAAGACTTTGGTTGCCCTTTCAAACGACAACCACCCAGATCCAATTGTAAATGCAAGCGGATACAGTGCTGCGCAGTTGGTTGATGACCTTAACTTGCAACTTGATACCGCAATTGACGGAATAGAATTCTTCTACGCCTCAAAGGAAACAAGTCTTGTTGAAGCCAGAACCGTAAGCACTTCGGACACAGATGATGTTGCCATTTTTTCTCTAGGCAACACAAATGTAGTTCCCGGAACAGTCACAGGTCGCGTGATTGTTGATGGCGTTGTAGTTCAAACCTTCAAGATTGACGAAGATGACAACATTAGTTTTAAGACTGTTGTCCCTTCAACAGTGAAGGCGGTCAGCGGAACATTTGTTGATTCAACTGGTGTTCTTACGCTGAATTACAGTGGCACTCTTCCAAGCAACAGCTCATCCAGCGGAAGCAGCGTAACCAACGCAATATCTGTTGATTTCAAGTACACAACAGATCACACAAACAGCAGAATAGGCGTAAGAACGACATTCTCGTTCGGTCCTTCTGCGAGTCTTGAGCTTGTATCAGTGGCCGACGCTCTTTACGGGGAAATCGGATTGGGAACAGGTATGACCCCAGCCCAGATGACCGGAAGTGAGGAAGGAAATTTTGACTTCACATCAATTGACTCGCATGATCTTCAGGTTGTCGTGGACGGAACAGATAATGTTCTGATTGACAATGTTAATCAGGTCATAGATCTTTCAAGTCTTGCTTCTGATAGCACAGTGAGTGCGGATCAAGTTGTCGTGGCAATAAACTCGGCCATTCAAGACGGAGATGTCCCTGGTGGTTTTGAGGCTGTTGCTGTAGGTGATTATGTCTCGCTCAAAACACTACACGCAGGCAACGATGCCAGACTGCTCGTTAAGAATGAGAGCTCTGTTTTTGCCTTGCTTGGTTTTGATGCTCCTCTCATTAACCCAACCGATCCCGCCGTTGTTGATCCGGTCACTTTGGAAAACAAGGGAATGTATTTGACTGCCGAAGGCGATTCGCCCGAAGGCGTCAGCGGAAAGAGCGGAATAGCTACGAAGGGTCTCGTAAGAGGTGACACCAACAGATTCGGCGAAGTTTCAGTAACCGTGACGGCAGACTCGCCCGGTATTGATGGAAACGGAACCCAAGTTGTCATAAAGAACAACGTAAGAGAAGGAAACTTTTCACTCTCAGTGTACAACAATGGAGTTCAAGTTGAAGCTTGGGGCAATCTTACCAAAGACGAGACCAGCAGATACTATGTGGAAACATTCCTCGTATTGGTCTCTGACTACGTGAGAGCTGTTGACAACACAGCCAATCCTTCGCCTCCCCTTGACGGAGTTTATGACCTCGCAGGAGGAAACGACGGTGTTCCATCAGATCCAGATGATCAAGATTATTTCTTGATTGGAAACAATGTGGCCTACACCGGTCTCTATGCTCTTAGTGAGCCAGAGCAGATTGACATAGATCTTATTGCCATACCGGGCCATAGCAGCACTGGTGTTGTAATGGCTCTTATCAATATGTGCCAAAACCTCAGAATGGATTGTCTCGCGATTGTTGACGCTCCATTCGGATTGACAGTAAACGAAATAGTAGCTTGGCAGAACGGAGCCCATCCGCTCAACACTACGCGTTTTGACTCCGACTTTGCAGCACTGTACTGGCCATGGGTCAAGATTCGTGACACATACAACAATGTTGATGTATGGGTTCCGCCATCTGGTTCTGTAATGGCAGTTTATGCCAGAAGCGATGCGCTCGCGGCTCCTTGGTTTGCACCGGCTGGTGTCAACAGAGGCGTTGTTCCTGGGATCACCGACGTGTTCAGCAGACCAACTCTTGAAGAAAGAGATCTTATGTATGGAAACAGAAATTGTATCAATCCTATTGTTCAGTACGCTGATTTCCAAGACTATGTCGTGTGGGGTCAAAAGACTCTACAAAGAAAGCCAACTGCCTTGGATCGCGTAAACGTGAGAAGGCTGATGTTTGTCATAGAGAAGAGAATACGTCAAGCTTCAAGATCCTTGTTGTTTGAACCCAACGATGAGACTTTCCGCTCAACATTCGTGGACATTGCCACAGCGATATTGAGAGAAGTCCAAATCGGAAGAGGTCTAACTGCCTTCATCATCAAGGCAGACGAAGAGTTGAACACTCCTGACGTTATAGACCGAAATGAATTCAGAGCAAGAATCGGAGTACAGCCGACAAGAGCCGTTGAATTCATGTTCATAGAGTTCAGCATACACAGAACTGGAAGCTTTGAATCTGGTTCTGATACCTTCTGATAGAAAGATAGATCAAAAATAGGAGAATAAAGACATGCCGATTAACATGGGTTTGGGTAAACTTGGAGGCGATACAGTCGTCCACAAGAGAAAGTTCCGCTGGACTTTTGAAGTAAGAAGAAAAGACGTTCCTAATGGTAACGTGCCTGCGAGCTTTGTGAAAATGGCCGCTCGTCCAAACGTATCAATAGAAGAAACAGAAATCAACTTCTTGAACGGAAAGGCTTATATTCCAGGAAAGGGAACATGGGAAACGATAACTATCACATATTATGACGTTTCTCTTGGCTCGGGGGCTGGCAATGGCGGAGACAACACGGCTCTTTGGAGTTGGTTGGCCGACGTTTACAACTTCATCAATCCGGTAATGTTGACGCAAAACTCAAGAAGAAGCTGCTATACGGGACAGGGCATTTGCACTTTATACGATGGTTGCGGAAATGGACTTGAAAAGTGGACTCTGTCTGATTGTTGGCCTCAGGCTGTAAATTTCGGAGAGCTTGATTATTCATCTTCGGAAGAAGTAACCATAGAAGTAACTCTGCGTTACTCTAAAGTTGAATACAAGAACCTCTGCGGACCAGATCCCAAGGTTCAATGCTGCGGTTGTCCTAGCTCGCCAATGGTTTCTGCTGGTGCTGGCGCCAAGGGCACAGCCGTCAATTGATCTCAATCCAATTAGAATCATAAAGGGCCGGTGGATTCCACCGGCCCTTTTTTGTTATATCAAGACTAAATTAGGTTATATATGGCTCAAAAAATGGGTTTGGGAAAGTTTGATACTGATGTCTGCCTAATGAGAAAGTTTAGGTGGTTGTTCTTCATAGATGGGATATGTGACGATGGAACAAGCGCACTGCCTCCCGATAAAGGAGCGCGGCCTTCTCTCAACTTCAAAGAAATAGAAGTACAACATTTAAACGAGACAATCTACTTTGCAGGAAAGCCGGAATGGAAGCCTGTTCAACTAACGCTTTTTGATCTCAAGATGAATAAAAACCCAGTTTTTGAGTGGCTTAGAAAGCAGTACGATCCTTGTGACGATAAGGGCGAATGGAAAGTTCCAGAGCCATCTGTTTGGAAAAAGACAGCAAGGCTAAAAATGTACACAGGGTGTGGTGACGTTATGGAAGAATGGGTTTTCCGAAACATCTGGCCAAACAACATAGAATGGGGCGAGCTTGACATGTCTAGTCAAGACTATGTCACTGTTGAGCTAACCTTACGCTATGATAGAGCTTGGACAACTGCTTGTTCGGGTTGATTATTCCATGTCTTTCTTGAGAAGATCTCTCATTTCTAAGAGCTTATCCTCAAGTTGCTTTGTCTTAAGTTTTAACTTTCGGCAAGCGCCACTTTTATTAAGCCGACCTTTTTTAGTGTAAACTTTCTTTTCGTCTTCTAAAAGGGCTTTGACTATTTCGCCATACCCATTTTCAATCAGTTTATTTATCAACTCTTGACGTTCAATGTAATCTATACTCATAGGGTTGTTAATATAAAGCAAGTCAAATTAGATTTCAATATCAGTTTTGATTTTGATCAAACATCTGTCGGCCGTTGTTAAAAGAAGAATTTCCTTCAAGAATCTGCATGTGGTTAAGGTATCTCTTTTTCAATTCGTTGTAGTTCCTACTGGTTCTGTACAACTGTCTAAAGTGGTTCAATATGCATGTCGTCATATAGTTAAAAGCCTTGCCTTTTCTTGAATCAAACCTGTCTATCTTATCAAAGCATATCATGACTCCTTCTTGAACCGCATCATCAGAGTCTATTAGTTGAAATTTAGCGTATCTAACTATGTTTTCAGAAAGGGTAAAAAAAGCAATCGCAAGCTTATTTTTGCAGTCCTCGTGATCAGAAGAAACCAAGGACAACTGAGTCTCTTTTTTCTTCAGCATATTTTTATTATCCAAGGACTTAACTTTTCTTATCTTTTTCCTTAGAATTGTGTCTTTTATTTCTTCCATCAAAAGAGCAAGTTTTGACTTTTCCCTCTTTGAATTCTGGAATTGATTGATCATCTTCTCAAAAATCTTGTTATTTAGATATTCATTCATGAAGAACCGCCTTTGTAAGGTACATCACTCCAATCTCTTATTCTCTCTCTAGCTTCTTCCTTGGCTTCTTCTAGCCAAACTTTTGCCGTATTGTAATAGGACGGGGAGTATAACAATCCAAGACTTATACTACGACAATGGTCTATATTATCATCTTTATTTCTTTGAAAATTCTGTTCGCTTCCTATGATCTTAGTTTTTACGTTGTTTTGCCTAAGTATCATATTTCCCAATATTTCTGTGTCGGGCCAGTTGGGCCTATCTGCGTGTGGCTCTTGATTTTTAAGGTCGTATAAAGATGCCAATCTCCTCATGCTCCATCCAAAACCTATCTTGTCTAGCGTTCTCATATGGTACATGGTTGCTGTGTGGCTTATCATACCTCTCCAATCATCATGATGCCTTGGGCTCATCTCATACCCAACAACGGGAAACTTATCTCTATCATCTCCACACATAGAAAAAAGCCACTCTATGTAATCTCTTCTTCTAAGGAATACATCAGAATGGGTTGCAAACATATACTCCGTTCTGCATAGACTCTGGGCCAAGTCCATGGCCATACAAACAGAGTCTGATGGATGCAATGATCCATTGAGCCTAATGGTATGAACTTCTAGATCTTCCGAGTGCATAGAAAGTATTTTATTGAGATTTTCTTCTGTGCTGCCCGTGTCTATGACTATTATGTATGGTCTGATGGTTTGCAGTCTAAGTATTTCAACACACAAACTTAGATTTTCGTGCGTATCTATTACTGGTACCACTGCGGTAACATCATATTCCCATGGCTTTACCCGGCAATTACCTCTCCAAGGAGCATGGTTAACATCCAAATTTCTTAGAGGAGCAGAATTTTTAAAGTGTATCACTCATGTAATATAGCAATAACTGCTTAGAATTAAAGGAGATAGAATGCAACTACGCCACGCCACAATAAAAGTAGACGGAAGATGCTTGGATCTTCTGCTAACAGACGATGAAATTGCGATGAGCTTTGAAAGATCGCTTGTTGGCGAGAATCAAAAGTTTATCCCTCAAGATGAATGTTGTACTTGTTGGCCCGTAAACAAGCCCCCTGAATGCCCATTTTGGCAGAAAATACTAGGAATGTGCGAGAAATGTGACCAGTGAGCTGGGAGCTGCGGATAGAAGCCTTAGCCTCAATATTGAATAACCCTTCAGCAGAAAGGTCTTATGAAGAGCTGCAAAGGCAGTATCGTCTAGACGGCATGATTGAAGAAAGTGAGGCAATAGGCTTCTTAATAAGGGAAAAATTCCATGCCGACGCTTCAAATATTGATAAAAAACAATGAAAAGACAATAAGAAAAACCCTTGAATCTGTTAAGGATTTAGGATTTGATATATTGATCGGAGATTTAGGTTCAACAGATAAAACCTCCAAAATATGCTCTGAGTACGGTGCGGAAATTGTAAATGTAAAAGCAAACGAAGATTTTTCATCTATAAGAAACGGCCTCGTGCGCGATGGTCTGAATATGTATCTGCATCCTTGGGAAGTTTTATTGAAAGGTCATGAAGAAATAAGGGAGCTAAAAAAATCCACTCATTTTTTTGTCTTACAAAGTGGAATATTAACCAAAGAAATAAGATTCTGGGTAGGTAAAAAGTTTGAAAATCCAATCTATGAATCTATAACGGACGAAGACGCCGAGTGCAATCCAAACATAGTGATAATTGCAGATCAAGAGCCAGATTGCAGCATAGAAAAAATAGAAATCTGCAAAGGATGGCTCAAGAAAAAACCTACATCTCCAGAGCCATATTACTACATGGCTTTTTCTTATTTGGGCGCTATGAAGGTGCAGGAATTCATGTCTTTTGCTTTGCAATATTTGGCAATGGACGAAAGGCTATCAATGTCTAGCATTATGGTTAGATACAACATGGCAAAAGTTCAGCTTTATCAAGGAAAGCTTGAAGAAGCAGCAAAAAACATTTTGACTTGCATTGCTTTTTATCCAAATTTTGCCGAATTTTGGTGCCTTCTTGGAGATATGTTCTATAAACAAGTAAAGTACGAAAAAGCAAAGCACATGTATGAAAATGCAATAATAATAGGCAAAAGAAGACTAAACACAGATAACAATCCGGTTGAAATAAACAAATACTATAAGTATCCAAAAAAAATGATTGCCAACATAGATGAAATTAGGAAAAAGACTGTTTTTATAGGAGCGAAAACAGTTTCCTAATTAGATAGATAATAGGTGCGCACAAGGAGGTTGCATTGGCAAAATTCAAAATTTCAGTTCGCCACAAAGGATGCTTCCAAGAAGAAATTAGGGAAGTAGAGGCTCGGAGTCTTGTCCAAGCCAGAAAAATATGCGAAGAGATAAAAGAAGAAAATAAGAAAGTTGTAGAAAGATGCAATGATCGCAATGTCTACACAACTAGAGCTATAGAAGAATGCTCAGTAATTATTTCTAGCTGGCGCGATGAGTTCTGGGGGTGTATTGGCTTTGATGTGCAACATAAAGAGCCTATCAAACATGTCTGAACAGATGGTCTTCTAACTCTTGCATGTTCATACTCAGTCTAAATTTGCCTTTAGAAACGTCATAGCCTGACAGCTTCATGTGTGATATCCAGTCTCTTGCACTAGCAAAATCTCCGGTCACATAAGCTCCATTTATCAATTGCTTAGTAAAATGCATTGTATCGGCTTCTACGCCATTCGGCCCCATACTGAAGTAGACCGCAGTGGCTCCTCCCAATCTGTTTTTGATTTGAATTGTAATTACTCCATGTTGGTTTGGACGGAAGTCAGTGTTGCTTGATCCCCCAAACATTTCAGCAATTTTCTCAGCAGAACTTTTGAGCTCTGCTAATTCCGAAGAAGGAGCCTCAGATTCTATATTTTCTTTCAGATCTACAAACTTTTGAAAACCGATCATTTTTAAGCTCCATTATGCCAAAGTAACATGGTATATATGAAAAACTAACTAAAAAATGACGTCCAATTCATTGACAACTACAGTTACTTGATCTTCCCATCTGGCTACGTCCAACTGTTTTCTTCCGGGGCCAAGTTTGCTCAGTCTTTTCTCCAGTTCGTCAACATGACAATTTATCACCGACCAATTGTTTTCGGCCAATCTTTTTAGCTCTTCATCTTGAGAAGGAACTTCAAGGTTTGGATAGTATTTTTGAAGTTGCTCTTTACAATCCTTAATTACTTTTTTGTACAGAGGTATGTGACAGGAACATCCCGGGTTGTTGAGAAATTCCTCAACTTCTCTTTCCATTTCTTTTGGAAGGGTTAGTCTAAATCTTGAATCTTTCAAGGCTCTTTTGACATCAGTTAGGCTGATTTTCTTCTCGCTCTGCATTCTTCCTCTCTTCTAGAAATTCGTCTTGAAAACGAAAACTTTCTTTGATCCATCTTTGGTTATCTTCTTTAATTCTTTCGCCCTCTAGCTTATTGTCCAATTCGCTTTGAGGATCTTTTATGCTTCTCGGACAAACTGCTCTACCGCATTTTGGGCATCTAAACTTTCTGTTGCTCAAAGTATCATTTTTAAGCTCATGAAGATCAACGTCTTTCAAGTCTGTTATTTTTTTCCAATTACAGTATTGACAAAGAAGGATGTATTTATCGCTCATCTTCCTCCATGCCTATTATACTTTGTGCCTCAAGATAGTTCATATATGTGGCAGATGCGGTAGCGAGAAAACTACCGGCCATTCCACAAAAAAATACTATTTCAGGCTTGTTGCTGACGATGACATATCCACATAGAAATCCAGCCCATGTTCCAAAGCATTGGTAACAAGACACCATTTTGTTTAACCAAGAAGGACATTTCTTTTCTATAAAATCCCTAACTGGCTGCATTATTGTAGCTGGGTCAACGACTATGTTTGTGAGTCCTATAACAGAAACAGAAAAAAACAACAAGGAAGAAATGTCCATCACTATCTCCAAAATGTTATGTAGAGCTTATCTTCTTTTCTATAGGTACTGAGTCCCGTGTATGACTCGTCGGATTCCATCATGAAATCTTCTTCGCTTATAGAAATTTCAAGGTTCTTTACAAGATGCCTATCAATTCTATCTATAGTAACTGATTGGCCAAAGTGAAGAGATAGTGCCTTTTCGTGTGTGTTTTTTGAGATCTTTAGAAAATCAAGCAGGGCTTTTTTTCCCATGGCTCTTAAAACCGGAGATATTTTGCTCATTCTCCATTGATCTCTAAGGTGCGCCAGATCTGGCAGTTTTTTCCACACTTCGGGATCATAAAAAATTACGTCCTCAACGTTTTGAATATTTATGTTCATACACTCTATTAGAATCACCAAGGCAAAAATAAAGGAGAAGAATATGGCCGACGACGCGTTCAGACCACAAAAGAGGTCAGTATCTCAAAGCGAAATCAATGATGGGGATTCAAATGCGGCAGAGCAACTGTCAGAGATGGCCGCAATGAGAAAAAGGGTTTCTGAGAACGTGGAAGAAGAGCTTCAGAATCCCGGACTTAATCCAGAGGCTGGGGTTCAGGTGAGCGGTAACGTCCCCGAGATATTCAAGCAAGCAGTTGCTGCCAAGAGACAATCGGCACAGAAAGAAAGAACTGCCGCTCCTGAAATGCGCGTAACCGGTAGTGGTAAGCTAGAGGAGTTGATTGCTGGCATCGGAACCAAAGGAAACATGGTTTACGAGCCAATTGAACTGCCTTCTAGGGGCAAGTTCTATAATGGCGAAGATGGACCTACAAATGGAGTAATACATCTTCGTCCTATGACAGGAGAAGAAGAAGAAATATTGGCGACTCCAAGATTTGTTAAGAAGGGTCAAGCCATCAATATGATTTTCAACCGTTGCATGCGAGAAAATTATGATTCTTCAAACTTCTTGACTCAAGACAGAACATACATGTTGATCTATCTTCGCGGCATATCATACACTCCAGAGTATGACGTTGAAATAAGAGATCCAGATTCTGATCAGACTTTTGCAACAACCATAAATCTTAACGATCTCTACGTTGATCAGTGCGGTCCTGAGTTTGGCCCAGAAAACCTTACGGACACGTTACCATCAACAGGCTATAGATTCCAATATAGATTGGCCGTTGGCAAGGACGAACAGTTGATTCAAGATTATCGCGAACGTCGCGCAAAGAACTTTGACCTGAGCAGTCAGGCGGACGATACGCTTATTTATCGTACGGCTCACTTGATAGAAGAAGTTGAAGGTCTAACGGACAAACTTGAAATTCAGATGCTCTTGAAAAAATTACCAATACAAGACGTTGCTTATTTGCGAACGGTTGTAAACGAACCTCCTTTTGGTGTAGATACGAAAGTTTCAATAACAAACCCATATACGCTTAGAGATTTTGAGGTTGAACTACCACTAGAGTCAAATTTTTTCTTCCCACGGGCAAGGCGAAAGAAAACTACGACATTGAAGACGCAAGCCTAGAACTATGGAGCAACTTGATGGAGGAGTTCTTTTTCTTCCTCTATCATTTGCGCCAAAGTAGGGAGCAATTCATGTCCTTGCCCATAAATGAAAGAAAATGGATCATTAGTAGATTCATTCAACAAAAGGACAAGGAAAATGAAGCAATGGAAGCTGCCAGAAGGAAAGCCAAGAAGTAAGAGGTAAAGATGGCCGAAAAGGAAAGAAATCAAAATCCAGTTGTAGGTGATACGCTTAACCTAAGGCTTTTTACGTACAACTCTAACCATAGGCAAAATGCCGACAGCGTTGAAAAAGTTGAAATATACCAACTAGATTCAACGTGCGCTACCGAAGACAATCCAGAAGGCAGAAGACTTGTTGCAACTATTGGGCCGGCAGACATAGAGATCGTAACAGACCCATTTGGCGGTCAGTATAAGGTGTCTGTGTACGTTGAGGATATGGTCTACCCGATTGGAAACTACATTGACGTTTGGTATGTAAACTTCAGCGCAAGTCAAGCTGGGACGGTCACGAACGAATTTCGGATAATTTCCGATTTGTGGTTCGCATCAGACATGCCAATAGTTTACGATTTCTCCTACGGATTCAGACCAAACAGAATTCGGCAAGGAGAAAGAAGGTGGATCACTGTGGAAGTGATTCCAAATGTGCCAAACGTAAGCGATCTTCAAAGATATTACGCGAACCTTGCCATATCAAGCCCTGTGCGGATTTTCATTGAGAAGGAATGCGGCGAATGCGTACCGAAGGAAAAAGACCTTCGTATGGTCGTTGAGAACGGAGTTGTGGAGCACAGAAGAGACTCCGAAGGCTACTTTTTCTTGGACACAGAAGATCTTGGGATGGATTGCGGCATTTACAACGTCTGGTTTGAACTAGAGTTCGGGGAGGCCAAGTATATCTCAGACAACCTCCAACTGCAAGTTTACTGAAATTCTCGTAAGCTTTCTTGAGTGGTTTTTGCCGGTTTTCAGCGTATTTTGAAGCCTCCGACCTCTTTTTTTGGGAAGTCATACTTGACGATTAGGATTTTCCGCGTATACCCTCTGTAGCACGCAGAAAACGACCTCACCAACCTTGGAGTCTCTCATGACCCTCGCAAACACATCAAACGACACGACCGAAGCGATCTTCCAGCGTCTCAAAAAGCTTGGTTTTTCTGCCAATGAGGCAACGGGTATGCAGCACAGCATCCCAAAAATCAAGGGCGGGACAGTTTCGGAACGCAAGGCCATGCAGACAAATGAGGAAGAAGCTCGTCAAAACCAACTTCACTATCTGAGTGAGGCTGCGAAGAGTGGCAAGCCTTGGTTCCACAACGTGAAAGCGGACCGCCAATACAGCGAATTTGTTCTCGTTTCGCCTGAGATGGCACGAGAACTTTTGGCCGCGAACGAAAACCCCCGCAAACGGATCATGCAAGACCGCATTGACCGCTACGCCAACGATATGGGAAATGGGCGGTGGCACGACAATTCCCAGAGCATTGCCATTGACTACAACGCCAAGCTGCACAACGGCCAACACCGCATAAGTGCGTTGATCCAGTGTGGCAAGCCCCAGAGGCTCTATTTCACCTTCAATACGCTCGTCAATGCCCGCTTGGACGAGGACACCGGAGCCTCTAGGAGCGTGACTGTCCAGATTGAACAGCAGTTGCACAACAACATCGGATGCAAGCTGCCGGCGGTTTGTCGGGCGGCTATGAGAGGGGCATCTGAGACGAGGATGTCGGCTCGCTTCAGTCAGTCTGATTATCTGGAGTTTGCAAAGCAGCACGGACCCACAATTGAGTGGATTGTGAAAATCTGCCCGGGTCATCGCAGCGATGTGATTGCGGCTTTCCTGAAAGCAACTTTGTGGTACGGACCGGATCAGATGGAAGGGTTCATCCGGCGGTTTGCGGATGTTCTGTTTACCAGCAAGGACGATCCGGCCAAATTGCTGCATCAGCAAGCAAAATTCTCAAAGGGGACGACGAGGTTGAGCCTCTACAGAAAGACGCTTTCGGCTGTGCATCACTACATCCACGGCAAGACCGTCAGCAAGCTTCTTGAGCGGGACAAGGATTTGTTTGATTGGGAGGCGGGCTGGAAGGTTCCTCAGAAGGAAAGCAAGTAGTCTTTTTGTCTCATCTTTCACGCCACCCACTTGCTCACGCGAAAGGGAAACCAATGCTCTTCAACTTGAAGTTTGACAAGATTCCGATGGGACTTTCTGAAAAGAAAGTCATCAATCCCACTTTATCAATGGTGAGGTGGATTCTTGAAGAAACAAAACACGACAGAGGAAATTGGATTCTGAAGAATGCTTGGCAGACCAGAAAAAAGGGAGCCGAGAAATTCAGAGCCATTCGCATTGAGTACGTTGGTGGTGTGGCGGGCGTGAAAATCCGATGCAAGCCCGGCAGCAATGACACATGCTATGAGTACATTCTCATACCGCCGGCGGCCATTGACTGCGAAGGGGTCTACGAATCGCTCAGAAGTATCCATCCAAACACCCTGCGGCTCAACCATTCTTTCCGAGTAGGATCAAGAATGGAACCCGAAGAGCGCTCTATCCTGACTGCGGTCTATGAAAGAGCCACAAACTCGCCGCCGGCGCCTGTTCTGCCAAGGATCGGCCCTAAGCCCGTGGCTGCTCCCGAAAAGCCCGTTACGCCAAAGCCCGAGGAGTCGGAGCCTGTAACGCAGAAATCCTTGGAGTTTGCAAACAAGGATCAAGTTTCAGAAAACTTGCAAGTCTCACAACACGTTTTGGAGAATCAAGCCCAAGTGTTGGTGGCTCAGACTTTTGACAAGATCTGCAACTTGGACATAACGCCTCTTGTTGATTCGCCCGAATCGGGAGACGCTGCCATTGGCTCTGAACAGTTCATTCTTGACAGAGCTTTGGTTGCCATAAGCTTTGTTGCAGAAAATGGTTTTGCGAAAAGAACAACTATTTCAACTTCCATAGTTGAAAACTTGAACATCAAAGGCTACATCCAAAAAGGAAAAGCCTATAAAAGCAAGGAAGGCGCGATGAGAGCGCTTTGGATGGCTCTCTACAATGAGGGATATGTTGAGAGAATATTTCACGGCAAACTTTCAGAAACCTTGCTTGGCTACAAATTGACTCCGAAAGGAGTAAAGCGGATCAAGGTTCTCGCAAGTTTTCTTGACGATTCAATTGTTGCCAAAATGAACAAAAATTGGGACGGAAGCGAACCATACGAACCGTCCGAAATGTTTCAAGAAGAAGAAGATTTGGAAGCCTATTGCGAAGAAGAAGATGAAACCGAAACTTTTGTCGCAATGGCAGCAGCAACGACAGAAGCAGAACCTGCCCAACCAAAACAATTGACGCCAGAACAAATATTGAAGCTGAAGGGTCTGATTTCAGAATTTGAGCATCAGTCCGAGCAGGCCTCAGAGGTTTCAAAAATGATTTCCGAGTTAGAGACGGAGCGAGAAGATCATGCCCATACCCTTGCCGGCGTGGAGATCGCCAAGAGGGACAAGATGAAGCAAAAGGAGGATTTGGATCGGGATATTTTCCGATTGGATGGCAAAAAGAAAGAAATTGAAGAGAAGATCAACAAGAACCAAGGCGAAATGAGTGATTGGCGAGGAGAGCTTGAGGCTCACAATCGCCGAATTGCAGAGTTGAACCGAGAAGTTGAGCGATTGACAGGCATGAGCCTTGGCGGCGGAGCAACGAAAACGTAGAATTCCATCGCCGGCACCTCCAAACTCCAGAAGTCCCGAAAGGAAAAAGATGAACGTGATTGAAGAACACAAAAAAGAATATTGGGTCGCAAAAAATATGATGTGCATATCAAACAAGGGATTTAAAATAAGCCAAAAAGAAGTTGAAAACTTCATGGAGAAGTACGAAATAATAAACGAGATAACGAAGTACATGCCTCGCGGAATGAGCAGCATAGGTGCAGCCGTGGGAAAGTGCGCCATCAAATACGACCAAGAAAGAGCAATTCAGTTCTTGCAACATGCAAAAGAAGGAATTTTTGAAGGAAGAGAAGACCCGGTATATCACTTTTATATGTGGCTGAAAGGCGTTGCTGGCCCCAAGAGAAAAAAGAACGACATATCAACCTATGAAGTTGCTTTGTATGCTTGCAAAAATTATTGCCTCAAAAAGAAGATCAAAGGATTGAGAAGATCAAAGGATATTTTCCAATGGTCTGAGAACTGGAGCGTGAAATGATCTGCATGCCAGTGTGGGTTTCCAAAGAGTCCGAGGAGGGCATACACGCCCTTTTGGGGAGCGAGCCAAGAACAGACAGTCCTTTGGAATGGATTCCTAGGGCTTGTCTGGAGAGTCTCGTTTTTGCCGAAGCGCCGGCGGTAGAGGGGAAGAGATTTGCCATGGTTGTACTTAGGAAAGAACAACTCACAGATCGGCTTCAAGAAGTTCTGGGTCTGGTTTGACTTCTAATCGCCGACACGCCCCATGCCGCCGCCCCAATCGTGTTGCGAGATATAAGAATCCCACTCTTCTTTGCGGCACTTCTTGCAAAATACGCCCATAGATTCACCCGTCTCATCATTAAGATCTCTAAGTTCTTTTTTCGCTTGGGCTGGATTGAACTTTTTATGACACTTATCACACTCGTCGTGCGGCTGGCCTTCTTGATCTCTATACCATTCTACAAAGCTTTTCATTTAATCCTCCAAAACTATCCTATCTAGGAGAAAAAAAATGAATCTTCTTGCTTTATAAGCTCCTCGTAATTGACAGCAATCCAGCTTCCATACTTAAAAAAACATTCAAATTCTTTTTTGGGCATATCTGCCGGCTTTAAGAATGCAAGTCGGGGCTTGCGGTCTTTTTTCCAAAGGAGCATCGGCTTCCTGCCGCATCTCTCTGAGTCGTCCGTGACTTGCTTCAAGAACCCGTCAAGTTCCGCTTGGCTCCCGGAGAAGGCAGAGACGAGGTCAATGTCGTTATAGCCACCCTTGCTCTCTAAAACGAATTTAAAGTGATCTGGGCAGACTATATCACCCGAGTATATGTTCGTGGCAGTTCGGGAAAGATGAACGTTTTGGCCCCATCTATTTCCACTCCCAACGGATCTGGAGAATTTGCCGTATGAAGGATTTGTCAAAAGAACCTTTTCAAACCTTTTGTTTAGGCTTTTGACAAGGTCCAATTCAACTCTTTTGCCCTTTTTTCCAGACTTTATTTTTTTGGTTTTCTCTTTGAATATGTCTTCTATCTCTTGATCTTCTTCCATTCAATTATATAGGAGATCAAAATGCTCAAAATTACCAAGAAACTAATGACGGCTTATAAATAGGCTTGTTTTTTCTGGCCTTGGTATAAATAAAGTAATGAGAGCCATATCAATATTGACAGTTTTGGCATTAACATTATTTGCTATTGAATACAAAAAGCCTTATAGAGCGGCTCCTTATGCTGTGAGCCACAAAGAAAGGGTTGAGGATCTTGAATACCAAAAAGTTTTAGAGACCTACATGTATTTAAAAGACAGATATGAAACTCTAAAAAAGCTGCATCCTCATAATCATAAAGATCTCAAAGAGTCAGAGTTAAAATGCAAGTTGGCTCATCTGGACTTGTTGATTGCAAAAATAAAACTTGGCGTGAATCTAAATGAAGAAGGCGCTTTGAAATAAAACAGATCCTTCAATCCTAAACATGTAGAGCGTATCTGAATCAAGTTCTTCAACCAACCCTTTTACTCCAAGAGATTTAGTGGCATTCTCCCAAATATCTTGAGTAGAAACAAAGAAAAATTGTCCCAATTGATCTACAAGATCTACTTTACAAAGGGCTCTGTGTTCGTTTCTAAAAATCCATAATCTCTGTCCTTCTGATAGTTTTTCCCCTATTGCGACGGCCATGTGGGCATCTGGTATGTGGCGTATTGTTCTTATAGCACTAACTTTATTCAGAAAATCTTCAGGTTCATTCTCAAACATCTTGAGCAAAACTTCAGAATCACAATCTGATTTAAGCTGATGCTTGTGCTTAAAGGGGACGTACGTTTCATCCGGAATGCGTCCATTGTGAACCAATGCAACAGTCATGTCTTCACTAACAAATGGATGATTGTTTGAATTGTCTGAGGGAGGGCCAACGCCTTTGGAGGCTTCTCTCGCATGACAAATGAGAGTGGATGGATTGTGTTCTCTAACAGATTTCCAAATATCGCTACGGACAAAATCAGAAGAAGGTGTTGGTTCTTTGTGAAACAAAACTTGGTCAGATTCAGAAACGCCCCAGTATCCCGAAGCATCCTTGCCCCGAGATTCTATTTCGCGAAATAAGCCAGAAATTATCTCAAAAGATAAGTCTGGGTTTTTTGAAGTGCCCACATATCCAGCAATTCCACACATTATTCTTTTTCTTCTTGGCCTTCTTCTTCTTGGCCTTCTTCTTCGTTTCCAAGATCATTAACAGGCTCTTCTTGCTCGCCAGATATTTTTCCCAAATGTTTTTCGCAAGATTTTAATATGGACAAAAGATCTCCTTTTTCATCCATTGTCTTCATTATGGCCACACCACATTTCTTCAGCACTTCTAGATTTGATTCTTCTTTCTCTGGCCAGTGGGTGTGTATGATTCTTCTTATTTGATCGGCTATGGTCTGAGCGTTTGATACTAGGTGTCTTGTGCCCATGTTCTCAGCATTGTCATTCAAGTCTTGGACAGCACTGAGTATGTCCGCAACCCTTTGTGCGAAACTACCCTTTTCCTCGTTGATTAAAAATGTTCTAAATCGCATGAAAATATGTATGTTTCTTAGGGCATATTCCAAGAAGCATTTGGCCTATTTTTAGGCTTTTTGTCTTTTTTCAACTTGGAACAAGATGCCTTGACCGCCTCCAAGCTTTTTTTAGCATATTTGCGCGTATCCGCCGCGCCCATGTAAAAAATCTCTTCCTCCGTGTGAAGATTTTCAAATGAATACGGGAGTTTGATCTCCTCTGCAATGCTGCCGTCTTCATTGTATTTCTGTTCCAGTATCTTGGGAACAGAGTAGCAAGTGAAACAAAGGCGATCATAGAACTTGTTGTCAACAAACGGCACATTCTTGTGTGCCTTGGTATACAAGTCCATTTTTTGTTCGCACAAGGGGCAGTTCATAGGTCTATTTTTTCAATTTGCCTTGAAGAGAACCAATTTGGCCCGTAGTTCACAGTCAATTGCTCGCCGGCCAGTATATCTCTCAAAGAAACAATAGCAAGAAGACCATCATGAATATTCATGGAAAATTCGCAAGAATTTTTATCACTGTGGTTGTACAACATTGTCCAACCCATTGGCATTGCTATTTTTTCACCCCAAGAAATGACATACTTCATCATTTCTCTATCTTCCAAAAAGTCTAGTACTATGACTGGAGATATTTCAACAAACTCGTTTTTCTTTATGGGTTCTTTTGTAAAGACTCCATATCCAATGCCATCTTTCCAATCTAGATAAAGGCCCTTATTAATGAAGGGCATGAAATCTTTCATATTCCAGTAGATCCAAATCCCCCAGAGCCTCTGTCGGTGTCGGACAGCTCTTCAACCACCTCAATCAAATCAAAATTGTAATGTTTCTCTATTATCAACTGAGCTATCCTATCTCCGGGATTGACAAAAAAACTGTTGCTTTTATCTGAGTTGTAGAGAACAACTTTAATTTCGCCTCTATAGCTGGAGTCCACCACCCCAGCAAGAATATCTATTCCATTTTTAACAGCAAGGCCAGATCTTGGAGCTATTCTTGCATAATAACCTTCTGGGATCTCCATCCTAATCCCAGTGGATATGGCTTTTCTTTCAAGAGGCTGTATGATGCACTGCTCTATTGAGTAAATATCAGCGCCGGCATCCGTTGGATTAGCTCGGCTTGGCACTTTTGCAGAATCGGACAATTTGTTGAACTTTACGATCATGAAATTTCCTCTTCTATTCCTTTGTCTCTTTTCAAGTTAACGGCAATTGCAGTTGTGCTTCCATCAGGCTTTTTGTCGTTTACAAGTATTCTTACTCCCGAAGGCAGATCACATAGTATCACGTCATACTTTAGACCATGAGCGTCCATAAACATAGCTATTCTTTCTTTGTGCTCATCGCCATTTCTTGCAGTGGTTATTATGACAAAATCATTATCTTTGATGGAAGTAGAAAAGAATTCCTTTGTGGCCGGAAGTATGTAGTCTCTATCAGAATAGTGACTCCTGTGTTCAACCAAAGTTCCATCAAAGTCTAAAAACCAAGTTTTTCTTGAATCCAGCATTTCAAGCCTCGCACGAAGCACAAGTTGACAAACTTCTTGCTAGCTCTTGTGCTGGATTCGCAGATCTCTGATAGTAGAAAGTCTTAACCCCTAGTTCCCATCCCTCTATAAGAAGATTGTTGACCTCTTTGGGAGATGCAGATGGGGGGATCATAAGATTGAGCGACTGAGATTGGTCTATGTACTTTTGTCTCTGGGCAGCTTGGATTACTATTTCTTTCTGAGATATCTCCCCGAAAGTTTTGAATACATCCTTTTCTTCTTTTGAAAGGAAGTCCAAGTGCTGTACTGAGCCGCCTTTTACAAGTATGCTCTTCCACACCTCATCAGTGTTCTTTTCGTACTTCTTGAGAACTTCCTTAAGATAAGGGTTCTTGTATGTAAACTTTCCTTTGGCAAGATTTTTCACAAAGTAATTTGAATTCAAAGGCTCTATACTTGCGCTTACTTGGCCAAGAATAAAACTACTTGATGTTGTTGGAGCGACAGCAAGAGTAGTGACGTTTCTTCTGCCGTAGCCCTTGAGAAGCTCGGGTTCTCCATATTCTTTGGCCATATCTTCCGTAGTCTTGTCTGCTCTTTCCTTGATGGTCTTCCATATTTCGGAATTGAGAAGCTTTGCTTTCATGCTTTCAAAAGGAATCATTTTGCTCTGGAGATAAGAGTGCCAACCCAATACTCCCATCCCTAGTGCGCGTTGAGATTTAGCAAAGTTTCTTGCCGCTTCAAGATACTTCACATTCTCTGTTTTCTGTATGAATTCTTCACAAACAGCATCAAGGAAATAGGTCATCGTCTCTACGGCGTCTGTTTCTTTCATCTCATCCCAGTGCAGGAGATTTAGACTAGAGAGGACGCAGACAAATGAATTTTCTTCGTCTGAATAAAGCTGTATTTCAGAACAATTGCCTGTCAGAACGCCATTGAACACAGCTTTGTGCTCAAATGGCTCATTGACACAATACGTATCATGAAGGCCTTCTATTTCTTTTTTGCTTATTACTTCACATACGAATCTTCTACCCCTCGGGTCGTCGTACGAAAGAAGTCTAGCTCCTTCTTCAAGCTCTGAGGTTCTTAATTCTTTTCCGTCTTTGAGATAAAACTTGTGATACTCTGTAACATCCAAATCAACCCAAGCCAAATGTTCTGTGTCGTAGTCGTCATATTCTCTTTTAATGACTCTGACTCTCGTTAGCTTTTGGTCGCTTCCTGTCTTGACTATTCTTGTTTTTGACCAGAACTTTCCATTCCAAATTTCAACATCTTTTCCGTCGTTTTCTTCTACTACAACTTCGCCATTCTTAGTTAGTATTTTAGTCCAAGGAGCAACACAAAGATTACTTGCTTTAATCTTGAGCTTTTTGTCCTTGTAAACTTGAGGAGCATTTTTGTTTGCTGTGTCTACAAACATGATGTAAGGATAGCCGGTTTCAAATCTTTTCTGGATTACTTTGGCCCAGACTTTTCTTTTTTCTTTGTCGCCTTCAACCAAATCCTTCATGAACTTATCGGTAACAGTAACGCCGATGCTCATGTTCTGGATCGGGTGTCCTTCACTTCTTATCTGAAGGAATTCTTCTATGTCTGAGTGCTCAATTGGCATATAGGCAGCAAATGATCCTCTTCTTGCACTTCCTTGTGATATTACTTCAGATACTTTGTCAAATATCTCCATGAAGTGAACAGCACCGCTAGATTCTCCGCCGACACTAATCTTGGTTCCTCTTGGCCGAAGCGATCCAAAGTATCCCGAGGTTCCTCCTCCCATCTTGCTCATAATTCCCACCTCGGCCGACTTGGTGAGAATAGCTTCCATTTTGTCTTCTATGTAACTGCCGAAGCAGCTTACCGGGAGGCCTCTTTTGTTTCCAAAGTTGCACCAGACCGGCGTAGCAAGAGAGTACCACCCCTTGCTCATATAACTTTCAAACTTGTCGGCAAACCCTTTTTTCTTGAGGATTTTTTCTGCGTTTTCTGCAATTTGCCTTATCCTCTGCTCCGGTGTGGTGCCGGGCTCAATATAACCGCGCTCAAGGAAAAGGCGACTATGCGAGTTAAGCCAATAGTACTCTTTGTTGCTCATTTTTTCTTCTTTCAGGTGGATTTTTCTAATAGAGTATGAAGGCCTAAAACAAATCTTCCGCAGCAAAACTCTTGGATTTTTTGGAATATTCTACAGGCCGAGAATGGAAAAAATCTGATTGGTTGTTTCCGAGGACTTGTTCTTCAAACCAAACCGTTTTTGAAAGAAGTTCGGTATCTACCTCAAATATCTCTTTGAATCCGATCTGCTTCAAAGAATTGTTCATTCTGTCTTTGACGAACTCTTTAAGAAGGGGAGAGTTAAGCTTGTCGGCTTCGTATCCATTAACTATCCATTCAATTATCTGCATCTCGTACTTGAGCGCCTCTGCCGCCTCGTGACTAATTTTTTCTTTGAGCTCATCGTCAAAAAGTTCAGGGTGCTCTTTTCTGATAACGTTGATAAGTTTCATGCCGATCATAGCATGAAGATTTTCCTCCCTACTTGTATACTCAACTTGCTTATTTGTGTCCTTGAGCAAGTTCTTGTATCTTCCAAACCAACTGATTGTATAGAATTGAGAAAACAAGGCAATGTTTTCCACAAAAAGGGTAAACAATATCAGCGAATAAATGAATTGCTTCTTGTTATCTGCGTGGAATTTATGAAGATGTTTTCTGAGATAGTTGACACGTCCCTTGATAATGTCAAGTTTGAGAATTTCTTCAAAAGCGTCATCTATGCCAAGAGATTCCAAAAGTCTTTCGTAGGCATCTCCATGGATCACCTCCGTATTCGCCATAACATAGCCCATATCGTTTATAGATGGATGAGGAAGATTGTCTCCAAGCTTCGCCCAAAACTTCTTGACAGATATTTCAAGCTGGCCGATGGTGGCCAGAGCACGCATTATTATTTCTTTCTCTTGCTTAGAAAGAGAAACTCTGAAGTCTTGAACGTCACTTTGGAAACTGAATTCCTTGTCTGTCCAAAATCCATTGTGCATGGCCTCAATGAAATCTTGCGTCCATGGATAGTGATCGGGCTTCCTGCTTATCTGTTCTTCAAAGATCATGTTTTCTCCTTTTTGATGTGAAGTTATGTAAGGCTAATAAATTATTTTTTCAAGGTCGTGAAACCTTTTCTTTTTTCCAACACTATTAACTCACATCCTTCAAGCATGTCCAGAAGATTTTGATCGTGCGTCGTGATGAAAACTTGCCTGTCTTTCGCAAGTTCAAGAATCATATTGTATACACCAACCACCCCTATTTGGTCAATATTGGTTGTGACCTCATCAAGAAAAACTAGATTTGGACACATTCCGGAGCTGAGCATCATCACATGAGCAAACGCTTGGCTCACTGCAAGATTGAGTCTTCTTCTTTCTCCTCCACTCATGGCATAGTAGACAAAAGGATCGCCATCAGAAGGGTTGCGCTCAATTTTTTCTTCCAATTCGCTATCAAATTCCAAACGAATTTTTCCATCTATAAGAAACTGAAGCCAGTATGCGATTCTAGAATTTAGTGCCGGTATGATGCCTTCTATAACGAACTTTCTTATGCCCGAGTCCCCAAACGCTGTTGACCAAAACTCATAGTAGGGAAGATGCTTTTCAAGATTATCTAATTCCTTGTTTTTGGAATCAAAACCAAGGGTCTTGGACTCTATCTCTTCCGACAAAGAGTCTATGATTGATTTGAAGGGGGTGTCGCCAGCTAGTTCTGTTTTCTTTGAAGCTATCTGTTCGTCAAGGCCCTCTATTTGCTTCTCTATTAGCTGATTTTTGATGTCCTTGCTCTGCGGCTTGTTTATTTTGTTGAGTTCGGCCAACTCTTTTCTTTTTTCAGAAAGTTCTTTGGAGACTTTGACCAGACTCTCTTTGGCATTGGAGATGCCCTCTAATATCTTTTTTGATGTCAAACCAAAAGATTCAAGCTTTTCAGAAAGCCCAGAAATTTTTGACTCGTTATCTTCAACTTCTTTTTTTATGGAGGAAATTTTTTTAACGACTTGCTCCGTGTACTTTTTGTAGTTTTCTTTTGACACGGTGCCCAAGCAAAACTTGCAAGTTGCTCCTTCATTGTTCTCAAGACGCTCAATCTCTTTCTTGTTTTCAAGTATATGAGAGTTGAGTTTTTTCTGCTCGGATTGCAAATTATTAATTTGAATCTGCACATCGTTTTGCTTCTGTCTAGCGGTTGCATGCTTTTCTTGTGCGGCTTCAAGCATCTCTTGAATTTTTGTTTGCTTAGATTCCATATTGGGGATTTCAGAATTAAGCTCTCCTATTTTCACTTGTGCTTCTTGGTATTTTGAAAGCTCACTGCCCTCAGATGTTGATTCTAGAATCTTTTTCAGAGACTTAATCTTTGACATCAAATCTTCTATCTCTGAATTTCTCTGTTTGACCCAAGTTGATTCCTGTTCTTTTGCGGCACGAATTCTGCCCTTTGATTGCTCAAGCTGCTGTCTTATGTTTTCATATTCAACTTGAGCTATTCTTATAGCCTCTTTTTTCTCTTTCTTGAGTTCTTTGGCATTCTCAGCAAATGTCTTGTACTTCTCAAGAGAAAGAAGATTCTCAACTATATCTCTCTTGTTTGCGGCATCACACTCAAGAAAACTGCCTGCGTTGTTGTCGGTAAAAACAACAACGTTGACAAACGTTTCGTAATTGAGACCAAGCTTTTCTTCTATAAGTTTTTGAGTTGCTGGTTGTCCGCCTAGTGTTATTTCTGTGCTGTCGTCCCACACGCCGTCCTTGCTCTCCCAAAGTCTTAGCCCATCAGGCTTTCTAGTTCTTACAACTCTAAAATCACCCCATCGCACTTCAGTTTTAAGACCTTTTGCGATTTGGTTGTTGATCACATCCTTGTGGTTAAGTTTCTTTGGGTGTTTTATTGTTTTGCCGAACAACGTATAGACTATGATCTCTGGGATGGAGCTTTTTCCAACGCCATTGCTTGCGGCCTTAGACTCTTCAGAAACATCAAAATTGAGGCCTTTGACAAGAACAACATTGGAATAATCAGATAGCCTAAGCTCAAAAGCTTCTTGCCCGAAGCAAAGAAAATTTTGAGCATATACGTATTTGATGTCTAGACTTTTCATTGTTTTACCTCATCTGGGCGGCATATTGCTGAGCCGATCTTAATCAAAAGTTCCTTATCAAGACCATCAAGCCTAGCCTGTTCAACATAGCGCTCAAGCATTTCTTCTTCTTTGTAAAGGATTGCTTTTGCGTCTTTGATGCGATGATCATCAAACTTCTGTATTTGTTTTATTTCTAGCGAAGAAACCTTTGAACTTTCAACAAGTCTCTGTCGCACTTCTGGCAACTGTCGGCTGGCGATGTCCTCTACTTCAAGTCTCACGAAGTTTCCTTCAAGAGAATGCTCTTCAAGCTCGTCTTCCTTGAGTATCAAATGACGAGGGCTGAATTTATTCTCAATGTACTCTGACTCTTGGGCGTATGTGTCAAAGATGAGAATGTGCTTGTTCTGGAATGCTTCGCCAAAGCTAAGTTGAAGAGGAGATCCTACGTATTCAACTTTTTCATTCAACTTCTGCTCGGCATGGTAATGACCCAGAAACACCTTGTCCCAATTTTTGAATATTTCTGGACCGACACGGATCATGTCTCCATCATGCTCTATGGTGACCTCTGATACCGTGTTGTACTTTACGTTCCAAGCGGCACCGTCAACCGATATGTGACCTCCAAGTACCTTCTTCT